GATAAGAATTTTGCTTTGCTATCTTTTCTTATTAGGTTTATGTGTTTAGTATTTGTCATAATTTTCTCCTTATAAATTAAAATTATATTATTACTATAGCATATCTACAGAGATTTACAACTATTATCTGCAAATAAATTAAATTAATTTTATTTATCTTTTAATGATAAAATGCTTTTTAATTCTATCTTTTTAGAAGAAATTTTTGTATTTAAAGTATGTCCAACGCATTTGACAGAACCAATTATCCAACACAAGAACCTGACACTATTGTTATAGGCGATAGATTATTGTGGCGTAGAGATGATTTAGCTGACACTTATCCCACATCTGCTTATGCACTTACTTATGAATTCCACAAAGATTCAGGTGGTGGTGGCTCTCATCAATTTGAAATAACTGCAACTGAAGCCGATAGCACATATTTTATTGAAGTTGCTTCATCAACTACCGCTAGTTATACAGATGGTGATTATATTTGGAACGCTTATATAACAAGAAGTGCTGATTCTGAAAGAATTAGAATAGACACAGGCAGATCAACAGTTGTTCTTAATCTAGCTAATACCAATGCTGATTTAAGAAGTCATGCAAAAAAGGTCTTGGATAATATTGAAGCTGTTTTAGAAAACAGAGCATCAATAGACCAATCTTCTTTTTCAATAGCTGGTCGTTCATTATCAAGAATGTCGATAGATGAATTATTAACTTTTAGAGATAGATACCATGCTGAATATTTGGAAGAAATAAAAAAGGCTAGAATCAAAAACAAACAAAGGTCAGGTAATACAATAGAGGTTAAGTTCTAATGGCTTGGTACGACAGATTTACAAGAAAACCAAAAAAAAGAAAAACTCTTAATTTAAGAAAATACAATGGTGCAAGTACCAGCAGATTATTTTCTGACTTCTTGCAAACATCTACATCTGCCGATGAAGAGATAAAAACCAATTTACGATTGCTTAGAGATAGATCAAGAGATTTAGCAAGAAACGATAGTTATGTACAAAGATATTTAAATCTAATGCAATCCAATGTTGTTGGCAACAATGGTATTCGTTTATCAATGAAAGCAAGAAACGATGATGGCAGTTTGGATTTAATAGCTAACAGAATCATTGAAGAAAAATGGCATCAATGGTGTAGGTTAGGCAACTGCACAACAAATGGCAGATTAACATTTATAGACTGTCAAAAATTATTCATTGAATCTTTAGCAAGAGATGGTGAAGTGTTAGTTCGTCATGTTAAGTCAAGAGATTCAGAGTTTGGTTATCAGATAGAGTTTTTAGAAGCAGACCATTTAGACGAAACTAAAAACGACAATCCTGAAAAGGGTGGTAATAAAATAAAAATGGGCGTTGAGTTAAATGCAAGTAACAAACCTGTTGCTTATTATCTGTTTAAAAATCATCCATTTGATAACCAATACTATGCAACACAAAAACATATTAGAGTAAATGCAGAAGAATTAATCCACGCTTACATTCCAAACAGACCTGAACAAAATAGAGGTGTGCCATTTACTGCATCTGCTATGGCAAATATAAAATTATTGAATGGTTATCTAGAAGCAGAGATAGTTTCTGCAAGAGTATCAGCAAGTAAGATGGGTTTCTTTGTTTCTCCTGATGGTGATGGCTATGTGGGAGATGGCGAAGATGAAGAATACGTACCGATAATGAACGCTGAAGCTGGAACATTTGAACAGCTACCAGCTGGAATGGATTTCAAATCTTTTGATCCTGACCATCCAACATCAGCTTTTGAATCATTCAGCACACAAGTTTTAAGAAGTATTGCATCAGGTTTAAATATTTCTTATCACGCCTTAACCAATGACCTTAGTTCTGTAAACTACAGTTCATTAAGAGCTGGTGCATTAGAAGATCGTGAGATGTATAGACTGTACCAAAGATTTACCATTGACCATTTCGTTA